GCTGGGTGACGGTGACACATATACCTACGATGATAAGCGCCCGAGCCTTTGACCGATCGCAGCACCATGCCCGGCAAGCTGCATACGCCTGTTGCGAGATGATGGTCGAACAATCGCGGCTCACCAAATGCCAATTTCCTGAGCGAGTAAAATAAGGGAATTATATACTTGACTCCCTAAATCGCATCGGGTAGTTATCTTCTCACAGGGCGCGCCTCGGCCCTTTTGGAACGGGGGCGGAGACAGAAAATGGCCAACGCCACCGACAAGCAGGTTTCTTACCTCAATAGCCTCATCAAGGGCCGCTACGCTAATCTGGGCGAGGCGATGATCGCCTATGGCCTGAACGCGCCGACGCCCGCCGCTCTCTCGAAGTTCGATGCTTCTGGCATGATCGAATGGCTTAAGGGCGCTTCGTCCGCTGACCTCAGCAGCACGGCTTATGTCGCCGCCGCTGAGAAGGCCGAAGCTGATCGCGCGCTTTTTGATCGCGCGATGGCTGGCGACGCCGAAGCACGCGCGGCGCTGGGCTGGTAAGGGAGAACGAGACATGGTCAACCACCCGAACCGCAACCGCTTCACCCGCTGGCTCAACCAGTGCGACCTCTCCGATGATCCCCTGCGCCGCGCCGCCCAGATCGCACTTTCGGCGATCAGCGAAATCGACTTCGGCGAACTGACTGATGACACCGGAATGACCGTCGCATACGAGGCGCTGGTCGCTGCCCTGTCGGAGGGCGGCGAATGAGCAAGTCCACGATCAGCACGTTCGAACTGTTCCAGATGTTCCCCGATCAGGAGACCGCGCGCCTCTACTTCGAGGGGCAGCGCTGGCCCGAGGGTCCGATTTGCCCAGCCTGCGGCGAACGCGAACGCATCTGGACCGACGCGAAGCGTCCCGGCTTCTACCGCTGCAACGCGGACCTCCTGATCTTCACCGTCCGTACCGGGACGATCTTCGAGCGGTCGAAGGTGCCGCTCCACAAGTGGCTTTACGCCATGTATCTGCTCGTCACGAGCCGTAAGGGCATCAGTAGCATGCAACTGGCCAAGCAGATCGGCGTCACCCAGAAAACCGCGTGGTTCATGCTCGCCCGCCTCCGCGAAGCCTGCTGCAAATCGTGGTTACATGGTTCGTCCGCTTCAGGAATTTTTCTCAAGTGTGGAAGCCGCAGACGTGCATGATTATGGTGAGGGATTCCCTGTCAAAGACTATCTTTGGGGGCTTGATCCTGAGCCGGTCGATTGGACGTTCTGCAATCCGCCATTTCGCCTCGCTCAGCAATTCATTGAACGGGCGATTCGGACGAGCCGCGTTGGTGTTGCGATGATCGTTCGCAGCGCCTTCATGGAGGGTGTTGGGCGTCATAGAGACTTGTTCATGCCATTCCCGCCGTCATACGTCCTTCAGCACGTTGAGCGCGTTCCAATGGTGAAAGGGCGATATGATCCCACAGCTTCAACCGCGACCGCCTACTTATGGATTGTATGGTTGAAGCGTGGAGGCGGAGACACGCGCTTGCGTTGGATAGAGCCTTGCCGGTCCAGACTTGAGCGAGATGGGGACACTATGCCTGAAAGGATCGCAGCATGATCAACACGACAGCAGACCAATTCAAAGTTGAGTGCTGGCCACCACGACAGACTGGCGGTCAAGTCGCCGGGTCTGGACCTTGTGGCGTTAAGGTGACGCACATCCCAACGGGCGCGGAAGCGGTGAGTATTTACGAACGCTCGCAACACAAGAACAGGATGATCGCAATGGAGATGATAGAATGGGCGCTGGCAGCATATCGGTGGACGTCATGACAGCAAAACAAGAACGCGCCGCTATCGTGAAGTGGCTGAGGCGGAAAGAAGACGCTCAGAAGGATTTTGGCCGTGGAGCAAAGGGACAGGAGGCGAAGGATTATTTTTTCGCGAAGGCATTCGCATTTGGCCATGCAGCCGCCTCAATCGAGTGCGGTGACCACCACAAGGGGGAATGAAGATGGCACGCATCAAGCCAAAGCAAGTCAAGATCGACGCGGTCGGCCCGACGCCTGAACAGCAAGGCAAGTCTGGTTACGAACTGGAGCGCGAGACAAAGGCAGGTCAGGTCGGGCAGGCCCATTATCGCCGCGTCAGGCAGGTTGACGCGCTTGAGGCTGCTGGCGTCATCACAGCAGAGCAAGCCAAGTCGCTCCGCCACTATCGCCATCATGCCGACATCGCGGACGGGTCACTCACCCGTGACAGCCTTACGTCATGGATGCCAAAGGGGGCAGGGGGAGATGGTCCGGGGATTGAGGTTCTGAACGCGAGCAGGATCACGGCTGACATTGAGAACGCAGTCGGCTCGCTACGTGACATACTTCGCGCTGTGGTGGTTGAGGATCAATCACTCAGCCAATGGGCGATGGCGCAATATGGCTCGATTGAAGAATGCTACCAGAGGGAGGGGCGGACGGTGTGCCAGTTGAAGCCCCGGCGCAAGGCATTGGACATCGCCCGGCTTGACTTCCGCATGGCGGCGATCAGGGTTGATGGTGAAGTGAGGGCTTGACAAAATTACCCTACAGTGTCAGGAAAACATTAGTCGCAGTCTTTGCGTCTCAAGTTTCCGGCCCGTCACGCTCCAAGCGCGGCGGGTTTTCTTTTGCGCGCTTCCCTTTCCGGCGCGCTCCCCGCCCAGATCGCACCGCGTTCATCGAAATCATGCGCTGGGGGAATCCTCGGGCGGGGTAAATTCATGGAGGCTGTATGACTGACAATCTTACAGCCAAGGCCAACGGAGAGACGTGGGCAACTGTCGATCCTGAAACAACCACATGGACGCAGGCCGCAGCCGCAACAACATCATGGACTGAACAAGCGCCTTCAAGCGGCTCCTGGACTGACGAACCAAGCACAACAACCACATGGGTTGAAACAGCCCCAGCAGATGGAGACTGGACCTAATGTCACTTCGCATCTCATATTTCAGCGGCACAGACAGCAACACCCGCCTTTGCTATGGCGTGAACACGGGTTCTGCGACTGTCACGCTTGGCGCATCGAGCGCAGACGCAGGCGCTATCCCTGATGGCTCATCATCCGCACGTTTTACGGCAGGTGAAGATTGCATCGTCTCCAACAACGGCAGCGCCGCATCCGACACAAACGGCTGGTTTCTGGCAGCAGGCTCTATCATCGATATTGTCCGCCCTGCTTCAGGCCAGTTCAAGGCAAAGACGGCGTAAGGCTTATGCCCGCAGGCCGCCCAACCAAATACGACGAGTCATATTGCGCTACCGTTCTTGAGGTTGGTGAAGGTGGTGGCTCGCTCGCTGAGATGGCTGAAGAGTGCGACATTGATCGCGGCACATTGAATGAATGGGTTGAAAAACACCCGGAATTTTCCCGCGCCGTAAAAAGGGGCATCCAAAAAGCGCAGGTTCATTGGGAGAAAATGGGCAGGGTTGCAACGTTTGGCGGCGTCGAAGGCTTCAACTCCACAAGCTACATTTTCAACATGAAGAACCGCTTCAAGGAAGATTGGCGCGACAAGGTTGAGACTGAACACAGCGGCGCAGTTGAGCACAAGGTCACAAAGGTAGAGCGGGTCATTGTCGATCCTTCAAATACCAACGGCTAGGGTTTTCACCCCGCTGTTGGAACGCAAGAGGGATAAGGTTGCCAGAGGTGGACGAGGATCAGGGAAATCACATTTCTTCGCTGGCCTCGCTGTTGAAGATTGCCTTGCCGAGCCGGGGGAGAACGCAGGCGAAGGCTTGAGGATGGTTTGTATCCGCGAGGTCCAAAAGGATTTGGCGCAGTCTGCAAAGCTTCTGATTGAGGGAAAGTTGAACGCAAACAACCTTGGCAACGCTGACGGCTTCAAGGTCTACGAGGATTGCGTAAAGACGCCGGGCGATGGGCTGATCATCTTCAAGGGGATGAACAACTACACAGCGGACAGCATTAAGTCGCTGGAGGGTTTCAAGCGCGCTTGGTGGGAAGAAGCTCACACCGCAACACAAAAGAGTATCAACCTGCTTCGCCCGACAATGCGCGCATCAGGTTCGCAGCTTTGGTGGAGTTACAACCCGTTCCGCAAGGTCGATCCTGTGGACGTGATGTTTATGGGCGATGAGACGCCGTCAGATTGCGTGGTGGTGACCGCCAACTGGAGCGACAACCCTTGGTTTACGCCTGAACTTGAACAGGAGCGCTTGGACTGCCTCAGGATGCAGCCTGATCAGTATCAGCACATCTGGGAAGGTGATTATGTGTCTGTTAGCTCTGGAGCGTATTACGCAGCGTCATTGACGACTGCAAAGGCAGAAGGGCGGATAGGGAACGTAGCGGCTGATCCGCTTATGACGATCCGCTTGTTTGTTGACATTGGCGGGACCGGCGCAAGGGCAGATGCTTTCGCGCTGTGGGCTTGTCAGTTTATCGGCAAGGAAGTCCGCGTTCTGGATTACTATGAGCAGGTCGGGCAACCGCTTGCTTCACACATCAATTGGATGCGCTCGAAGGGTTACACGCCGGACAGGGCGCAGATTTGGCTTCCGCATGATGGGGCGACGCAGGACAAGGTGTTCTCGGTCTCATATGAGAGCAGTCTGAGGGATGCTGGATACACGGTGACGGTTATCCCCAATCAGGGGAAGGGTGCTGCTTCAGCAAGGGTTGAGGCGGCGCGTCGGTTGTTTCCATCGATATGGTTCAATGAAAGCACGACAGAAGGCGGTCGCGATGCCCTTGGCTGGTATCACGAGCGCAAGGATGAAGCGCGCGGCATAGGCCTAGGCCCTGAGCACGACTGGGCAAGCCATGGGGCAGACGCATTCGGATTGATGGCTGTGGCTTATGAGGAGCCAACAGTCCGAAAGAAAGAGAAGCCAAGGGTGTTCTCTGGCAGCGGGGGGTGGATGGCATGAAAGGGATTGTTGAATGAGTGACGACGCAATCCTTCGCGAGGCCAGAGATGCTTTCACGCGGGCAACTGATTACGAACTGGTCAACCGCAAGGAAGCGCGCGAGGATATTGAGTTCGCTCGCCTGTCAAAGCAGTGGAACGAGAAGGTAAAGGCTGAGCGCGAATTGCAGGGCCGCCCATGCTTGACGATCAACAAGCTTGCCCCCGTCATCCGGCAGGTTGTGAACGATGCCCGGCAGAACAGGCCATCGATCAAGGTGATGCCAAAGGACGACAAGGCGGACATTGAAACGGCTGAAGTCATCTCCGGCTTGATCCGAAACATTGAGCAGACGTCCAATGCTGATGTTGCCTATGACACTGCGATTGACGCGGCTGTGAGTGGTGGCTTTGGCTACTGGCGCGTTGATCTGGAATACAGCTACGGCGGCGATCTGGAGAACTACAAGGACGCAGGCTCAGAGTTGTTTGAGCAGGACATCTGCATCAAGCGAATTGCCAACCAATTTTCGGTCTATGGCGATCCTGATGGCATGGAAGCCGATAGCAGCGATTGGATGCGTGCTTTTGTCATTGAGATGATGCCCCACGCAAAATTCAAGGCAAAATACAAGACCGCCAAGATGGCTGACTTTGAATCGTCGGCTTGGTCTATTGCTGGGGCGTCGTGGAAGACAGACAGCGAGGTGATGGTCGCTGAATATTGGAAGCGCGAAGAAGTTTCCAAGCTTGTGGTTGCCGTCCAGACGGAAGCTGACCTTACTATCATGGATTGGGCTGACTTCGACAAACTGAAGCAGGCTGATCCCAAGATTGAGGCTGTCACCAAGCCGCGCGCCATCAAGTGCTACAAGGTCACGCAATACCTGATGACGGGCGTTGAGGTTCTTGAAACAAACGAATGGCCGGGCACATTCATTCCCATCGTCCCTGTCTATGGCGATGAGGTGAATTTCGAGGGCAATCGCCATTTCCGCTCACTCATCCGCGACGCAAAAGACGCCAACCGCATGTTTAACTATTGGCGGACAAAGGCGACCGAGGCTGTTGCGCTTGCCCCGCTGTCACCTTTTATCGGCAAGAAGGGAGTGTTTGAATACGACGCCGCGAAATGGGCGACGGCAAACACGCAGAACCACGCTTATATCGAATATGAGGGCGCTGAGCCTCCCATGCGTCAGCCTTACGCTGGTGTGCCTGCTGGGGCGCTTCAGGAGGCTTTGAACGCGTCTGACGACATCAAGGCGATCACGGGCATCTTTGACGCTTCACTGGGCAACAGGTCGAACGAGACAAGCGGCAGGGCTATTCGCGAGCGCAAGATGGAAGGGGATGTCTCGACATACCACTTCATTGACAATCTAACGCGTGCAATCCGCCACACAGGCAAGATCATCATCGACTTGATCCCCAAGGTGTATTCAACGGAGCGCGTCGTTCGCATCCTTGGCGAAGATGGCACACCAGAGACAAAGAAGATCAACGGCAACCCTGATGAGATGCAGGATGAAGGGCAGGAGCAGTCAACCAACATCCGCATTCACGATTTACGCCTTGGTTCGTATGACTTGGCGGTTACGGCAGGCCCATCGTTCACGACGCGGCGCGAGGAATCGGCGGAACAGATGATCGAATTGATCCGGTCCTTCCCGGATGCCGCTCCTGTCATTGGTGACTTGCTGGCAAAGAACCTCGACTGGCCCGGTGCTGATGAGATTGCCAAGCGGCTTGAGAAGATGCTTCCGCCCGGTGTTCGTGATGATGAAAGCGGCGATGTCCCGCCTGAAATCCAGACGCAACTAAAGCAGATGTCAGAGGCATTGCAGGTTATGGGGCAAAGGCTTCAGGACGCAGAGTCCAAGCGCGATATTGAGGTCCAGAAGCTTGGCGTCGAGCGCTACAAGGCTGAGACCGAGCGCATGACGGCTGTTGCTCCTGCCATGGGGCCGAACGAGATTCAGGCGATTGTCTTGCAGACGTTGCAAGACCTGATGTCGCCTAACGAGCTTCCCGATGCGGAAGGGTTTGCGAATGGGCCAACCGGGCAACCGGAGCCGGAATTTGCGGCCGCCTGACAACCCCTAGAGGATCATGGATAACGAAGAAATTTCCGCCGCTCCGGTGGAAGGTGGGGCTGTGCCTGTTGATGAACCGCAAGTGGTCAACCTCGACAAGCCCGCTGAGCCTGTACAGGAGACACAAGAGACGCCTTTGGACGATCTGGACGCCTTGCTTGAGGCAGAACAGGCAACCGATGCCGAGGAAGTCGAAATCGAGTATGAGGGCAAAGCCTACAAACTCCCTCCTGAGTTGAAGGATGCGCTGCTTCGGCAGTCGGACTACACGAAAAAGACGATGGAAGTCGCTGAGGTTCGCAAGACCGTTGAGCGTCGGGAATCGTTTATCAGGGCAGGGGAAGTTGTTCGCGACGATCATGCTCGCCTGATGTTGTTGGACAATCAAGTCCGGCAACTCGAAGGCGCAGATATTTCGGGATGGACACAGGAACAGATCGCGGAGGGGCAGCGCCAGTTGGAGTTGCTTAAGCGCGAGGCTGGTGTTGTAGTCAACGAGATGGAGCGCAAGGTCGCGGCATTGTCCGAAGCTGAGAAAGCCGAAACGGCAAAACTCAGGCAAGAGGCGATTGCCGAAGCGACAAAGATTGTGCCGAAATTCACCGAAGAACGCCGTGTGGAACTTGAGCAATTGGGCGTGGAACTGGGCATCTCGAAAGAGGATGTCGAGTCAATCACGGATGCAAACGCATACAAGGTGCTGCACTATGCGGACATCGGGATGAAGTTCGCAAAGCGCCAGTCCGAGGCAGCCAAGATGAAGGCTGCGCAGGCTGGCACGCCGTCCGCACGTGTGGGCGGTGCAGCAGACGCCGGGAAACCTCCTGAAAACATGACGATGGCTGAGTACATCGCAGCGAGGAACTCCGGTAAAATCTAACCAAGGATTCCCCGTCGAGATGACGGTGATTCCCAGTGGGGCTTCGGCCCCCAAGATGGAAACACGAAATGGCAAACGCAGTACTTACGATTGATGTCATCGCCAAAGAGGCGCTGATGATCCTCGACAACAACCTGATCGCAGCCAAGCAGGTCTATCGTGGCCTTGAAAGCGAATTCGGGAATGCCATGAATGGCTATGAGGCAGGTGATACGGTTTCGATCCGTCGCCCTACCGATTTCACCGTTCGCGATGGCGCGACGTCGAGCAACCAAGACGTTGTCGAAGGCAAGACCAGCCTGACTGTTGACAAGCAGAAGGGTGTCGATTTTGGCTTCACGTCGAAGGAGTTGACGCTGAATATCGGGGAACTCTCCGAGCGCGTCATCAAGCCTGCCATGGTGCAGCTTGCCAACCAAATCGATTCGGACATCTACGCGCTTTACAAGCAGGTTCCGAACTGGGTTGGCACGCCGGGCCAGACGATCAACAGCTATGCTGACTTCGCCAAGGGGCCGGAGCGCATGGACGAATATGCGGTTCCTGCCGCTGATCGTTCTGCAATCCTGTCTCCGGCTGATCACTGGGGCCTGCTTGGTTCGCAAACCGGCCTGTACATTCAGGACGCTGCGAAGGGCGCTTACCGTGAAGGCTCGCTGGGCAAGATCGGTGGTGTTGATACCTACATGGCGCAGAATATCCCGACGCACACCGTGGGTACGGCAACCGGCACGCCGCTGGTTAATGGTGGCTCGCAGAACGTGACCTACGATTCTGTGAAGAATACCATGACGCAGTCGCTTGTGACGGACGGCTGGACCAACTCGGTGACGGGTATCCTGAAGGCTGGCGACGTGATCACGATTGCGAACGTCTACGCAGTCAACCCTGTGACCAAGGCGACGCTGCCCTTCCTGAAGCAGTTTGTTGTCATGGCGGACGCGAACTCCGGCGCTTCGACCGGCCCGGCAACGCTCACCATCTACCCTGCCATCATCTCGTCTGGAGCGTTCCAGAACGTATCTGCGGCCCCGGCTGACAATGCGGTGATTACGGTGCAGGGTTCGGGTGCTGGTCTCTATCGTCAGAACATGTTCTTCCACAAGAACGCGTTCGCTTTGGCGATGGTGCCGATGATTTCGCCTCCGGGCGCAACGGATGTGTCGCGCCAGTCGTACAAGGGAACGAGTGTCCGCTTGATCCCGACCTATGACGGCACGAACGACAAGTCGAATTTCCGTCTCGATGTCCTTTACGGCGTCAAGGCGATTGATCCGCGACTTGCCTTCCGCGCGAGCGGCACGGCTTGATGATGATTGGGGAGGGCTTCGGCTCTCCCCTTTCTTTTGCGCGGGGTGACATATGACAATTAAAACCTATGCCGGTCTTTCTACTGCCGTATTCCGCAGGCTCAACCGCACTGCCGAGACGACAGTTTTTAACGACTGCATTGAATTAGCAGAAGCGGAAATCAACCGCCGCCTTGCTCTTAAACCCGTTCGCCCAATGCACATCGTTGCAACAGCGACGCTGAACGGGGAATATATCGCTGACCCAACGACTATTCTCGACGTGGACAGCCTTTCGATTGATGGCGTCCCTGTGAAGCCGACAAGCCCACAAAACATGCAGGACATGTATGAGCGTGACGCGACAGAAGGGCAGCCCAAGTTCTACGCGCAGGTAGGGGAGCAGTTCAGGCTCTACCCCACGCCAGACGTAGCTTACACGGCAAAACTGATCTACTGGTCAAAGGTGCCGCCGCTCACTTCTGTTGACGACACGAATTGGCTGATTGCGGCTCACCCTGATGTCTATTTCCATGGCGTTCTCGCCCATGCCTATCAGGACTATTTCGACGAGGCGAATGCGGACACGCAGGCCAGTTATTTCGATGTTGCGCTGCAAAAGGTTCTCGACGCCTATCCTCATCGCTCTGACAGTCGCCCGCTCCGCATGGATGACATGCCTATCATTCGCAGGCCCTACGAGGTGCTTGCATGATTGCTCTCGGCCCATGGGAGCCTGATCGTTCACCACGGTTGAATGACGGGCGCCTGACGGACGTTTCGGGGGCATATCCAACAAAGGACGGATGGAGGCCGTGTGGCGGTCTTGTTCTGTTACAGAATGCGTTGCCGGATATAGCACGCGGCGGCGCTACATTTACGGGCTCGCTTGGAACGTCCGTTATTATCGTGGGGACGGAGACAACCCTTTACCGCGCCTACGCTGATGGTTGGGATGGGATAAGCGGCGGGTATAGCCTGCAAGCATCAAACCGTTGGCGCTTTGCCCAGTTTGGCGACCTGGGTATCGCAACAAACGGCGTGGATCCGCTAACCAAAATTGAACTGAACTCGCTTGTCGTTTCTGCGCTTGGCGGGAGCCCGCCCAAGTTTGAAATGCTGGGTGTTGTGAAGGATTTTCTGGTTGGCGGAGTTCGTGACGGCAATGTGATGGCACTCGGCTGGTCTGGCATCAACAACGCGGAGTTCTGGACGCCGGGACAAAGGCAGTCTGACTACAATATCATGCCTTCGGGCGGTGCAATCACTGGAATCTTGTCGGGGGAATATGGGGTTATCCTCCAGCGCAACCGGATTTGCCGCATGGACTATGTTGGCGGCAACGTGATTTTTCAGATCAATGAGGTGTCATCGAATATCGGCTGTGTTTCTAAGAACTCTGTCGCGCAATGGGGTGGCCTTGGTTTCTTCCTGTCTGATGAAGGCTTCATGATGTGGGATGGATCGTCGCCTCAGCCTATCGGAGAGGAGCGCCTTAACCGTTGGTTTTTTGATCAATACACCGTCTCTGACTTCGAGAATATGTCAACGGCGATTGACCCTGTGAATAGCTGTGTAAAGTGGTCAATGGGCGACCAAATTCTGGTTTTTAATTGGGTTCTGAACAAGTGGGGAAAGCTGCCGATTGCCGCTGAAATCATCTTCTCGGGCGTTAGTAAGTCACTTGGAATTGATGAACAAGACCCAGATTTCGGCGCGCTGGACGATGATATAGACGGTGTTGGCTTGCCGTCTCTGGATGACCCTAAATTCCGTGGCGGTGATCCCCGGCTGTATGTGGTCACAAGCAGCGGCATGGGCACGCTGACAGATGACCCTATGGCAGCATCTTTTACGCTGAGCGACATTGAACTCTTCCCCGGCAAAAGGGCAAATCTGAGGTTCATTCGCCCTGATATTGACGCGGTGTCCGGGGTGACGGCTTCATTGAGGGGTAAACAGCGTCTGGGCGACGCCTACGACACGATTGCGGCGTCTGCCATGGTTTCGTCCGGTGAGATGCCCGTGCGCTTCAGCGGTCGTTATATGAAGCCTACGATCAACGTCGCGCAGGGGGCAAGTTGGACCTATGCGCGGGGCCTTGAGTTCATTGGCGAGGCTGGGGCCGGGCGATGAGCGTCGTCTATACGTATATCGCGACGAAATCGACATACGAGCGCGTGATTCCAGCGTCCAACGTGGCGCAAGTGCAGTTCAACCGGACGGTAGCAAATGCGTTTCGTGATTTGTCTGGCGGGACAATCAAAGTCGGGGAGTTGAAGCAGTTTTCGGTCCCGGTTGATCTTGAAAACCATCTGCTGTGCGACGGCTCTGAGGTATCGCAACTCGCATTCCCTGAGTTGTTTGTGCATCTGAGCGATACACAAGGCGCGGCTGCTGCTGGCAATTTCAAACTGCCTGATTATATCGGCTCGATCACGGCTGCGACCTCTGCGCCTGTCCAGACGGTTGAAGGTGGCGCGATCAGCAGCGGCGGGACTGTTACTGCGCCGACTGAACCGGGACAGACGGGCGGCACGACAGGCGGCGCGGTGCCTTCAGGTGGGCGCTTTGCGTTTGAACTTGATTTTGGCGGCATCATTCCGTGATCGGCATCGTTCACCATCCTTTGGAATGGGATGGCTGGGCGAAGGCAAGGGCGCTTCTGGAGCAGTCAGTCAGCAAGTCTGGCGATTGCACGATTGAGGAAGTCGAAGCGGCTTTGGCAGACATAGCCAAGGCTCAGCTTTGGGTTGCTGGTGATGTTGAATTGGTTGCGGTGACGCAGCTTTATCCGGGCGAGTGCTTTGTCTGGCACATGGCCGGGGACTTTGCCTGTTGGGGGCAGGAAATGACGGATGCCGCGATCAAATGGGCGCGCGCTGAAGGTTGCACGAAAATGGAATTGAACGCTCGGCCCGGATGGCAACGCCGTCTGCGGGATTGGGATGTTGTGACAGTGACACTGCGAAAGGTGCTGTAATGGGGAAGAAGAAGCAGAAAACGACGAGCACGGAAACGGTCGCGCCAAGCACGTTTGCGCAGCCGTATATCACGGATGCCGCGTCTGTCCTGAAGCCTGCCTATGACAAATCCATGGGGCTGCTTGAGAAGTACACGCCACAGCTTGACGCGGGGGTGTCGTATTTTGGGAACGCAATGAACCAAGGGAATGACAGCAACCCTTTCCTTGATGCGATCCTGTCCAAAACCCGTGACAATGTGTCAAATCAGGTCGATTCCAGCTTCTCGTCGGCGGGGCGCTATGGCTCTGGAATGCACGCAGGCGTGCTGACGCGCGAACTTGCAGACGCTGAGAACAGCGCACGCTATTCTGACTGGTATAACAGCCGGTCACGCGCTGATGACGCAGCAATGAAGCAGGCCGGACTTATCCAGAACATTGTCGGGATGCCTCAGGGCATCGCAGGCGGCTACGCAGACAACACGGGCGGGCTTCTGGGCCGTTATCTCACCTCGAATGGAACAAGCGTCACAAAGCAGTCTGGCGGGCTTCTGGGCACGCTTGGACAGATTGCCCAGATTGCAGGGACCGTTGCCATGGCGTCTGATCGTCGCCTGAAGATGGACATCAGCAAGGTTGGTGAAGCCGAAGATGGCTTGGGCATCTACACCTATCGATATGTGACGGATTCCCCGGATGATCCGCTGCGCAAGGGCGTGATGGCGGATGAGGTTGAGAAGCTTCGTCCATGGGCGCTTGGCCCAACCCGCAACGGCTTTGCCACTGTAGACTATGGAGCATTGTGATGGCGCTATTTGGTGGCAAGGCTTCCCTGTTGCCGACCTCCCCCAATCCCTTTGTCACGGCATCTGGTCCGGTTTGGGATGAGGGGGCAAGCATTCCGCAGGTGCCGCAAAACCCAATGCCGAAAAAAGGCGGCTTGTTCGGCAAGCAATCGGCCTTGTGGAAGGTGCTTGGAGTCCTTGGCGACGGTATCACCGGCAACCCCATGTTTACGCAGTCCTATCTTGGACAGAAGGAAGATGAGCGCCGTTCCCTGATGATGGAGCAGCAACGCCAAGCACAGCTTGAAGATTACGCCAAGAAGCAGGAGATTGAGGCGCAATATCGGCCCGCTCCGCAACCGCACCGGTGGGAATCCAATGACGGCAGCCTGATGGAAATCGGCCCGGATGGAGCACCCCGCCTCATCTACAAAGACCCTTCCCCGAAAATCAATTGGGTGAGGGCGGACAATGGCGACGGCACGTTTACGATGGTGCCTGTTGGTCCTTCTGGCCCTATGGGCGGAGGCGGTCAAAACCCAGCCGGTCCAGTCGGCAAACTCAAGCCCTATGGAGGTCAGACGGCAACCCCGTCTGGCAACTTTCGCGGTCAGTGACAACGGCGTTGCTGACGTTCGCAGCGTCTTTCCAGGGGCAAGCATCACGTCTGGTTATCGCGGTCCTAACCACCCGCTGAGCCTCAAAAATCCGAGAAGCTATCACGCAAAAACGCACGGAGCGGTTGATATAAGGCCAATCAAGGGCATGACGTTTGATCAGTATGTCGGCGGCCTACGGAAAGCTGGTTATTCGATTGTCGAGGCCCGCGATGAGGTCACAAATCCATCCAGCCACGCGACAGGGCCGCATTGGCACGTTGTTTTGGGTAAGAAAAGGGGAGCGCGCTAATGCCGCAAATGATTGATGAGGCTGGCAACATTTGGGACGTAGGCCCTGATGGCAACCCCATTTATGTTGGCAAGGCAAATGCTGAGCCGCAGCCCGCCGCACCTTCCTCTTTCACGCTTGGCAGGCCCAAGCCTGTTGACCCGAACAAGGCTGTTGAAGATGCTTTGAATGCCGAGATAAAGCGGCTTCAGATTGAAAAGGCAAAGCAAGACCTAGCCAAGGGGCAGACGGGCGGCACGCAGGGGACGAAGATCGATCCCGCTGCCGTTAAGCGCGGCAATCTCGAAGCCATGGCGAAACAGCTTCAGGACGTCGAGGCGCAGCTTCAGAAAAACTTCATTGGCGCTGGTGACAGGGGTGCTCTGGAATACCTTCCGACGCCCACAAACAAGCAATTTGACGCCGCTGCGGCTGGTCTTGCTGAACAAGCCCTTGGCGCATTCCGCGTCCCCGGTGTTGGTGCGCAGTCTGACGCTGAATTGCGCGCTTTTGTTGAAGCCAACCGTCCCGGAAGTGGTGAATACGATGCCGTTAATCTCCAGCGCATTCAGAACATCAAAACGCGCCTGAATGAACAGCGCGCAGCGATGGGGCTTCCGCCTATTGGTGAGCAGGCGCAAGACAATCAGCAAGCCATCCCCGGCGCAATGCCTGGTGGTGATCCTCCCATGGGCGGACAGGGTGGCGGACCGCAGCCCGGCCTCTCCCCGGAACAGATGGGCGCTGCCAATCGCAACGCCGCGCTTGTGTCGGCCTTGTCCCGTGACAGGGGTGTTGTTGCTGGCGATCCTAACGCAACGGACACTGCCGTTCCCTTGCCACAGGGCTTCAATCAGGAGTTGATCAGCTATGTCATGAGCAATCGTGGCACGATCACGCCTGAGCAACTGGACGCCAAGGTGACTGAACTTTCCTCGCGCTTCAACTATCCGGCACGCGCAGGCAATAGCGTTGATGTTGTGAATGCCGTTCGCAAGGGTGCGCCATATCAGGGTATTGAACCCGCACGCCGCAGCATGTCGCAAATTGAGCAGTTGCAGAACAAGGCTATTCAGTCTCCGCTCGGAAGCGCCGCAGCAGGATATTTGAACGCGGGGGGCATGGGCATTCCTCAAATGCTCTCCCCGGACACCTATGGCGCTATCCGCGAAGTCAATCCCATGTCGTCACTCGCGGGCGAGGTTGGCGGCGCTATCACCGGCACAAGCCTTATCGGCAAGGCGGGGGCTGCTGCGGCTGCGAAGTTTGCCCCGAAGCTGCTTGGCGGAGGACGCGCGGCGCAATTCGGGCGCAATCTGGCAACGGATATGGGCTTTGGCGCGATCTACGGCGGCACGACTGAGGGCGATCCTGTAACGGGTGCCTTGGCGGCTGGGCTGGGCAGTGTCGGGGGGCAAGGCCTTGGTTCGGTCGCTGGCAAGGCGGTAGGCGGCATTGCTCAAAGTCCTGCGGCACAAACCCTGAAAAGCCTTGGTGTGGACAATCTGACAGTCGGCCAGATGTTGGGTGGGAAAGCCAAAGGCATTGAGGATGCAATGACAAGCTGGCCACTGGTTGGCGATATTGTGAATGCCCGGCGCTTGGAGGGTTTGCAGGATTTCAATCGCGCAGCCCTGAATGAGGCAGGCGCTCCGATTGGGGCTTCCGTTGCCGACACGGGGCAGGCTGGTCTTGATGATCTCATGGCACAGGTTGGCGGGGCTTATGACAATGCAACGCGCGGCGTCACTGTCCCGCTCGATCAGCAATTTACAGCGGACATGGCTGCGGTTGCTGGCGCGCGAAACAAGTTGCCGCCTGATCGTGCTGGTTATTTCGACAAGATTGGCGAGAACCGTGTCGGCCCTATCGTTGACGCAGGCCAGATGACTGGCGACACCTATCAGCAGTCTATGCGCGGCCTGAAGTCGGCTCGTTCATCGGCGGGGCAAGTCGTACCCGGCTTTGAGCAGGAATACCGCGACGGGATCACGCTCGCCATGGATGCGCTGAAGGGGCAAATGCAGCGCGGTGGAGGCCAGAATGTTGTAGACGGCCTTGGCAGGGCTGACACATC